ATAGGTAAAGACTATGAGATTACCCTCATGGGGGTGATGTCTAAGTACGGATATAAAAGAGAACAGTAAATAAAATTAAAACAATAGAAATTATGGACTATAAAAAAATAAACAACATTGAAGTAGATGGGATAGATATTAAAGACTATCCTGATTTTTGTGACGCATTTATAGCAAGTGCACACTATGATGGCAAACCAATGACTGATGAGCAATTAGATGAATTAAATGAGGATGGCGACTTTGTTTATGAATGTGTGCAAAATCATTTGTTCTAATTACGCCTAACGGCAATGTAATGGCGGCAGATGAGTTTGCTATCACACATTGGTACAATAAAACCTTTAACGCCAAAGAGAACTGGCAAAAATGAGAAATCCTATAAATAGCCACTAAACGGCAATTAGTGGCAAAATATAGTTACGCATAACGTAACACAAATATAAGAAGTGGGGCATGGTAAACGGTGTACTGTCCCGAAAGGTTGAAATCACCTTAAATAGTGCGGTTAGTCTCGTTCAGACGGTACAGCCCCATTTTTTATATTTGATGTTATGTAATCGTTTTAATGTTACATAACGGTTAGTATAAGATTAGTGCGCTAACCACAGACCTTAAATAATAGCACTAACGTAACATAGCGCATTGATTTTATACATTGTTATGCGCTTTTAATTAAATTAATTATGGATTATAAATTAATTGACAACATTGAAGTAGATGGTGTAGACATGAGTGACTACCCGGACTTCTGCGATGCATTCATTGTGGGGGGTGACTACAACGGTGAACCAATGACAGACGAACAGATTGATCTGTTAAACGATGACCTAGACTTTGTACACGAATGTGTTCAAGGTTACTTACATTAAACAATAACAACATGACACGAGAAATAGTAGACTTAATAAGTGAACTGAGTGATAAGTATCCTCACTTGACTGAACGACAATTCGCAGCAGAAGTATGGGCGAATATGCACCCGAATAGATATGACTTTAATAGATTCTTATCTAAGTATTGGGAGGGTGAAATCCCAACAATCAATGAGATTAGTGATCTAAGGTTTGGTGAGATATGAGACTTACAGATAAAGATGTGTATGAGATGGCAACAAGGTTGTCAACACAGTATGGTATACACTTGACCAGGTGTGGTTCATTTAATAATTTAGGTGAGTTGCAACAGCGTAGAGTTAGACATAAAGTTTATAGTTTAATCAGTAATACAGATATATTATGAGAGTTTTAGTAGCTTGTTATTATTGGATTATTTATGCGTATATTTGCTGTATGAAAAGAATAACATATAAGAATGGTGACTTAATAAATGGAATTAAATTTTTGAAAGATGCACCACCATTAATCAGTCCTAGCAGGAAGTCAAGACAAGCTATATTTGAATGTGCTTGCGGTTCAAAATTCAAATCAGTTATAAGAAGTGTTATATCCAACAACACTAAATCCTGTGGTTGTTTACGTATCAAATCTAGCAGAGATAGATTTACTACCCACGGACTACGCAAACACCCTATTTATAAAATATGGTCTGGCATAAAAACAAGATGTTATAATAAGAATAGGGCTGATTATAAATATTATGGAGGAGTTGGAATTAAGTTGTCCGATGAGTTTAAAGACTTTAAGTGTTTTTTTGATTATGTGACAGCTCTCCCTGATTATAAAAAAAGAGATGATTTAAAATTAACTATTGACAGAATTAATGTATTTAATAATTACGAAAAAGGAAATTTAAAATGGAGCACACGAAAAGAACAGAGTTTAAATCAAAGAAGAAACGGTTAAAGGTTCTAGTAGCTTGTGAAGAAAGTCAAGCAGTAACAAAAGAGTTTAGAGAGTTAGGTCATGAGGCATATAGCTGTGATCTGTTACCATCTAGTGGGGGTCACCCAGAGTGGCACTACCAACGAGACTTGTTTGAAATAATAGACAGGGGTTGGGACATGATAATTGCATTCCCACCATGTACATACCTTACTGTTACGGGTAACAGATGGTTTAACATTGACAAGTATGGAGACAAGGCAGTCAAACGACATGAGGACAGGAAGGAGGCAATTGAGTTCTTTATGAAGATTGCTAACTCTGACTGTGACAAGATAGTGATTGAGAATCCTGTGGGGGTTATGAGTTCCACATGGAGGAAACCTAATCAAATAATTAACCCTTGGCAGTTTGGTGATCCATTCGAGAAGAAGACTTGTTTATGGATCAAAGGTTTACCTGAGTTAACACCAACAGACATTGTTGAACCCGCACCAAGGAAACAGTTCAAGAGTGGTAAGTCTATGCCAGCATGGTATGCTGATGCATGGAAGTTACCTAAAGAAGAAAGAAGTACTATGCGGAGTAAGACATTCCCGGGCATCGCTAGAGCTATGGCAGAACAATGGGGTGGTCAAGTAAAATAAATTTTGGAATTTAAATTTTAATTATACATTTGCCAAATGAGGTAGATCGGTAACCTCATGCAGAAACAACCGATGGAAGCGACACAAGCTGTGTTATCTGTTAAATAGATAGAGATGGGTTTTCTGTAACTTGCTACCCGCTATCAGCCTGTATGACTTCCTGACTAACTCAACGAAGTAGAATTTGGTTAGAGCAAATGTTACCTTTCATCCGGGGGGTGGGGGGTAACTTGCTTAGACTGACCTTATAACAAACCTTCTTAATCTTACAAAGTAGATAAACAATAACACTATATGATTTGGATAATTATACTAACATTATTAATATATGCTAACAGAAAATAAACATGATCGCTATAATAATATTTATACTCTATGTGTTTTACATGGAAACAGACATATAATTTAATAAACAAATGATTACATTCTATAAGTCCATGATGGACAATAAACCATTCCAAGCTAATATAGATACAGCTATACACAGAATCAAGTCTGAACAGAATAAAGACATAGTCTCTAAGGTTAGATCAGGTGAGGTTGATAAGACTAAGCTACCATGTGTTGTCTTTGCGGGGGTGATTGAATCAAATAAACGTAAGGATGATAATGTTGTCCAACACTCTGGTTACTTCGTACTAGACTTTGACAAGGTTGACCCTAAACTAAAGAAGCAACAGTTATCTACAGACTCATACATTTATTCTGCATGGGTATCACCTAGTGGTAATGGTGTCAAGGCACTGGTCAAGTGTCCACCTAACATTGAGAATCATTCTCTGTACTACAATGCTATGTTGTCTAGGTATCCCGAACTTGACCCAACGGGTAAGAACATATCTAGACTTTGCTTTGAATCTTATGACCCTGACCTATACATCAATGAAGGTTCATTGACATGGGACAAGACACTAACAGATGAACAGTTAGATGACTTCAAGAGTAAGAAGACAGACAAACGCAAGCAAAAAGTTTTGGACATCACTACGTCCATGATTTCTGTAACTCGCCCAGGGAAGGACGGTGGGAAGCATGAAACACTTCTGAATGCGTCCAATCTACTTGGTGGTTATGTTGCTGTTGGTGTCTTAACAGAAAAAGAAGCATTCAATCACTTACTAAAAGAGATCACCAAGAAGAAACCCGACAACATCTCACTAGCTAAGAAGACCATCAAAGATGGTTTAGAGAATGGTAAGAGTAGACCACTCAATGAGGTCAAGGAACTAGAACGTACAGTGGACTTTACTAGACGTTCTGATGGTGACTATGATTTTATGGCAGATGATTCAGACATGGATGAGTATGAGTGGGGGTTTATTAATGGTTGTTTAGAGATGGGTTTACCTACCGGTATGCCTAAACTAGACCAACACTACGTGTTCAAGAAGAACACACTTGTGTGGTTAGCTGCACGAGACAATGTAGGTAAGAGCTACATTGTGTGGTACTTCTCTGTCCTTGTTGCATTACTCCATGATTGGAAGTTCTTAGTCTACAGTAAAGAGAACAGAGACGGTCAAGTACGTAAGAAGATTAAAGAGTTCTACATCGGTAAGAGTATTAAACTGTTCAACCTAGATGACCATAAACTGTCTAAACAGTTTGTTAAAGATCACTTCAAGTTTATGACAGCAAAGAAGATGCACACAGTAGACAGTTTCTTAATGAAGTGTGAAGTGGTCTATGATGAGGGTTGGGAGTATGATGCTGTAATTGGTGACCCTTTCAATGCATTTGACGTACCACCTGGGGAAAACGCATACTCACTTAACCTACGTTCACTCAATCAACTGCAAACATTCAAGGAGAATTACTCATCAGTATGGATAACAGACCATATCACATCTAATGCAGCAAGAGAGAATGTTGGTGGACAAATGACTGTACCAACTAAACACCACGTAGAGGGTGGTCAGATGAAACCTAACAAGGCAGATGACTTCCTCATAGCACACAGAGACTACAAGTCTGACACTAGGTGGATGATAACAGAAATACACGTAGACAAAATAAAGGACACAGAGACAGGTGGGAAACACACACCTAAAGAAAACCCTGTGGAATTACTTGCAAACAAAGACTTGTGTGGTTACACCTGTGATGGTGTTGATCCTGTAAGAGAACATTGGGTGAAAAAGAATGGTGCACCCATGTATGAACCAGAACCTACCGAAGTATCTAATCGGATGCCGAAGTGGGAGTCAGAAAAAGCACCTTTTTAACAGTACTGTAAAATTTATTTATTAACTTTGTAAAACTAAATTCAATTATTATGAGTCGTTCAAAACAAAAAACCGAAAACACCGGTAGTTCTAATCCTTGTAAGTATTTTATCGAATGGAAAAATGGTTCATTCTCATACTACGACAAGGTACAAGAGAAAACAATAGACCTTGGTCACAAGATTACCTTCATGGTATTAGATTCGTTATCAACTGTCAAAGGATGGGATGATAAGAGTACTAGTAGTATTTACTCTAATGAGGTAAGAAGTACCGTCAAGGATGTTCTTAATGTAAAGTCATTCAAAGGTGGTGACCTTGTCAGTGGTCTGTACAAAGAGATTAAGGATCGTGTTATTGCCCTTGGTGGGAGGTATGTTGCTAGTATTTATGTTGCCACTAAGATTGATGGTGAGGTAGTGATGGGTAACTTACAACTAAAGGGTGCTGCACTTCAAGTATGGTCTGACTTCAACAAAGAGAACAGGGACGATATCTTGAACAAAGCAGTCAGTGTTCACGCTAAAGAAGAGCGTAAGAAGGGTGCAACCAAGTGGGAAGTACCTATGTTTAAAATCATAGACATCACAGAAAAGAGTAACGAAGAAGCTAATGCACTAGACGTTGTTCTTCAAGACTACTTAACAGAATACTTCTCTGGTAACAAGACTACTAGTACAGAGACTAAGACTGAAGTGACTGAAAAGAATTCTTTAGTGTCTGAAGAAATCACTGACCTACCTTTTTAATGAGTCTGAGTAGGGGTACTAAATTCCTATTAAAGTTTTGGAGGGGATGGTCTGTACAAGACATTGCAAAGCATTATAAAGCTAATGCTGGTAATGTGTCTGTAAACATCTCCTCTAATCTTTTAAGACCATCAAAAAGATGTGGGGAATTGTTCAGTGGTAAACACTACATGGAACTAACAATTAATGATTTACGGAAAGAGTTCACTGACCTGGAGTGGTGTAATTACTTACACTATCGTGATCAAGAAGAATCTGTCCAAGAACAATACATACTACGGCAAGTTATTATTGATGGGAGAAGTGAAGTAGTAGGTTATAAAAAACAAACACAATGGAATATAAAGAACAACTAACTATATACACAAAAGAACTAGAAGAATGTGTCGATGTAATTACATCAGAACGCAAGAAGTATGAGATAATAAAATTAAGAATCAGTAGATTATTCAACACCATATCTGTTGTCAGTAGTAGTTATAGTGATGGGTCATTCAAGGTTGATTACAGTATGTTGTACGATGACCAAGAATTAGTAGAAAAGATAATAAAAATTACTTGCGATGTTTCCGGTATGACAAAGAAAATTCTACTCAGTTCTAGTAGAAAAAAAGAACACGTTATTTACAGACACATACTGTGTTATCTGTTAAAAGAAAACACAAATTTTACACTGAGTCAAGTGGGTGAATTTATAAGTAAACCTATACCAAAGAATCACGCAACGGTTTTGAATGGTATTAAGCAAGTCAAGAATTCATACTGGAACGCCAACAGACATAATCATTATGATGATATCTATATTGAGTGTGAGAAAGTAAAAGAGAAAATGATGTCGTTGTCATGATCTACATATATGACGTAGAAACAGCACCTAACTTCTTCTCTGTTGTACTGATGGAGTATAAGAGTGATGACGGTATGGTCTTCGAAATAAGTAATAGGGTCAATCAGTCTAAAGAACTTGATGACTTCCTCAAAGAAAACCCTACACTAATTGGTTACAACAACCATAGCTACGATGACCCAATGATTGTTGCTGCATCTAAGGGGTACACCAACAGAAAACTGTACAACCTCTCATGTAAACTCATAAACATGGATGATGGTAAGGACAAGTGGGACTTAATGAGGAAGTATAAACTAAAGTGTAACAGTATAGACCTTATTAGACTATTGTTCAGTAGGAAGTTGCGGGTGGGGTTGAAGTCACTAATGGTCACCCTCAAGTGGGAGAAGCTCCAGGACTTACCATTCAAACCAGACGAGAACATACCTGAGGAGATGTTTGAGACTGTACTAGAGTATAACTTCAATGACGTAATATTCACCAAGTACTTGACACAACAGATTAAGGATCAACTTAACCTTAGGGTTGGTATTGAGAATGAGTATGGTCTGAACGTGATGAGTAAGGACGGTGTAGGTACAGGAGTTTCTCTGTTACTGCACCTCTACGCAAACAAGACAGGTAAACCCGAAAGAAGGATTAGAGATCTGAGGACAAACAGAGACAACCTATCACTAGGTGATTGTATTGTACCAAGTGTTAAGTTTGAGAGTGATGAGTTTAAACAACTACTCAGTCAGTACAAGAAAGGTTCACGTGAAACTATATCACAGAAGGTCATGTACAAAGACAAGGTCTACAGTTATGGTATAGGTGGTCTACACACAGAAGACGATGCAGGTATGTTCATAGCAGATGATGACGAAGTATTCATTGACTCAGACGTTACATCATACTACCCTTCACTAATTATACAGTACAACCTGTGCCCAGAGCATCTAGGTATGGAGTTTGTAAAACTGTATGAGAATATGTTCAAGACTAGGGTGAAAGCAAAGCGTGAAGGAGACACACTCGTGAATGAAACATACAAGTTAGCTCTCAATGGCACATTTGGTAACTTGAACAACCACTACTCTTGGTTGTATGATCCTAAAGTGTTCTTCACTATTACAATATCAGGACAGTTACTGTTGTCTATGTTGTGTGAGATGCTAGAACGTGGGGGTTTTGAGGTAATTAGTGCCAACACTGACGGTGTTACCTCACGAGTCAAGAAGTCTAGGTACGCAGACTACGTCAAGATATGTGAGGCATGGGAGAAACAGACCAAGATGAACCTAGAGTACACCCTGTTCAATAAAATTATACGTAGAGACGTTAACTGTTACTACAATGTAGTATGTGACAGAAATGGTGAACCTACCGGGGAGGTCAAAGAGAAAGGTGCTTGGACACGTAAGACTAAACTAGGTAAAGGTTTTGACAAACCTATCATTCAGAAGTCACTGTATGAATACTTTGTCAATGACACACCCATTGAAGACACAATCACAAACCATGAAGACATCTATGACTTCTGTATGTCTCAGAAGGTGGGTAAACAGTTTGATGTAAAGTATAAAGACACCCCAGCACAAAGGATAAACAGATACTACATCACTACATCAGAACAAGGTGGTGACTTGTGTAAAATTCACAAGGACACAGCAGCAAAGACATCTCTAGCTGCTGACCAAAACGTCATGCTGTTCAATGACTATGAGCAAAAAGACAATTATGAGATAGACTATAGTTATTATATTCGTACAGCAAGAGAAATCATTGATTCTGTGGAGTATAAACAGTATAGTCTATTTTAAATGAACGTAGAAGACATAGAAGAAACAATACAAAATTGCCTAATCCAAGGGTTAGACATACAAATCACTAAACACAACATTGAGGAAGCACTTGATCAACTCATACCATGCCTAGCTTTTGTGGGGGAATTAGAAGCTCGGTGTGAGTATGAATACCTCCTTAAAAAGCAAGAGGGTATAGATGTGTGTGATAAGCGTGGAGAACGTCTTATATTAGCTTACACAGAGTCTTACGCTGCAACAGAGAAGTCTATGTACACAAGAGCAAAACGATTACCTAAGAGTTTAGACAATGCAATCAGTGCACTACAGTCTAGGTTAAAAGAAACCACAAATATTTGAAAACCTGTAACTACAAGGACTGTAACAACTCAGTCTGGTCTAAAGATAGGTGCAAGTGGCATCCAACTGAAACAACCAAGAAAAAACAGAACTACATCAAACCTATCTCTGACAAGAGAATGGCGCAAATGAAAATGTATCGCCAAGTTAGGGATGAGTACATGAGATCAAACCCTAAGTGTGAGGTCTGTAACAATGATGCATCTGACTTGCACCACAAACGTGGTAGGGTTGGGGATTACTACACAGACATAAAACACTTCCTTTCTGTCTGTAGATCATGTCATATCAAAATAGAAGAAAACCCTGAGTGGGCAAAAAGATTTGGTTATTCCGAAAATAGGTTATAA